TTGCAGGCACATCGTCAGCTTTTTCCATTCTACCTATTGGCACAAAACCACCATCGTCTCTAAGATCCATTTCTTTACCATCCATATCTAATAGTGGCATAGTCTTTTTAGCCACTGGTTCTTTAGAACCTTCTTGATAACCTATACGACCACCCTCTTTAGCCTCTAAAAGTGGACCCGGTCCTGTCCCTGTTCTCATTTCAAAAAATTGATCTTGTAATAATTGACTCTCTGCCTCCTCTTGTAATTTATCAAGAGGCACACCTTGTTTTAATAATTCTAACATACGTTGTTTTAAAGCTGGACTTAAACCATCTTTTAAACCTATACGACCACCGTCAGCTGAAAATGCCCTAGCGATACCAGATCCAGATCCCACTTGTGATGCAAACGTGTAAGGATTATCTCTAGTCTCTCCAATATTGAAACTTTTACCTCTACTAGATATTAATTGTTCTTGTTCGTCCTCTGTTAAAAAAGGTAGTAGTGCAAAAGGTATACCAAACTTACCAAATGTAGTTAAATCTCCTGTAACAAAATCTGTTAATCCAACTTTGGATAAAAGTTTACCAAGGCCACTAGACACCGTTCCTACCCCTGATATTTTTTGTTTAAAAGGATTTAAAGTTCCTGTTCCAAAAAATTTACTTAACGTTCCAGGATTTTTACCAAAATACATAGCACCACCTAATATTGCGGCTTTACCTATTGGTGATTTAACAATCTTCTTAACAGCTCTGCTAGCTTTCTTAACTAACTTACCTAAGAAATACATTTGTCTTCCTGTTTCAAGGTCCATGACTCCACCTTCAGTAGGCGCATCCATTGGACTACCACCACGGCTCATGAATCTAAAAGCTAAACCACCTGTTGGATCTTGATCATCATCTGATGGCGGTGGCACATTACCTCCTACAAAACAATATGCAGGTGGATTAGGTCCTTTACATGGATCTGTTTCTTGTTGATCGGGACCTCTGTCATCTGGTATATCTGGTCCAGGAAATAACTCTTCAAACTTACTTTGTGTCATATCTCCTTTTCTTAATATATCTTCTGCTTCAAATGTTCTTCCTAATAAGTCTTTTCCAGAAGTAAATCTATTTACATCGCCTACTGTTTTTTGTTGAGAAAGATATGGGCCACTTGTTGCAATTTTTAATAAATCTTCTTCTGACATTAATTCAAACTCTTCTGGAATTTGTTCAAAACTTTGAAATATAGCACCAATAGGAGAAATAGAAGGTTTAGGTAATAAACCTAATTTTCTCAAAGCTAAAACTTTATTTCTATTTATAGATTTTTGTATTTGATCATTTCTAAATCTTTCAATTGGCGATATGCCTTTTGGCACAGGTGTTGGAACAAAACTTTTATCTTCTCGTAATTGTGGTGGTTTTGGTGGATCGTCTGATCCTCTGTAACGATCTATTGTTCCTTCTGCTACTCTTCTATTGTATTCAGATTTAGTCATCCCTCTTTGTTGAACATCCAAATCTCTACCTTTACCAGTGCCTCCTCTTGTGTTTCCTCCTACAGATGTGCCTGGAGATATGGGTTGATTTTTTTCCCTTGCATCATCTAAAGCTCCTTGAAAAAATCCACGTCTTCCATCAGGATTTGCTACCCCACCCTTAATTAACATCTGTCTAAATTGCTGTGCTCTAGTTATCGCCATCGTACCATTATATTATAAATTTGAATCACTACCAAGTGGTAAAGATTCAACTGTTATTTTTACACTACGAGAGATATGTTCTCTTTTCGTAGGTGTCTCAGGATTGTTTACATCGTCATCAGCTTCTTTATCTGAGTTGTATTCTTGTCCTGTTTCTAAATTTTTTAAAGTAACTTCACATTCAGGTGTAATAACTAATGTTCTTTTACCATTAATTGTTTTGTATTCTGCTTTTGCTTCTTGTTCTATGAATGCCATTAGTCTCTATTTATCTCCAATATTGATGCAATAACGTGTAATTCATTTGCATCTGCTGCTTGTGCCTTTAATACCTCATTTTCTTCCAAAATTAAAGGGTGAGTTAGCAGTTCTGTTGTTGCTTTTGAGGCTATCGCCTTGTCTTTAAACAAGTTAAATACTGCAGAAGCAGCATTTGTTATAGTGAAAGTTATTGTAGATCCTGATCCAGCATCTTCTGATACTATTATACTCTTGATAATAGCTCTAGAACTAGCTGGTGTAGTGTAGATCGTAGTATTATCTGTAGTAGTTAAATCTACTAATTCGTTTTTATATATATTAGCCACCTATAAACCAAGAGAATCTCTCTTGCTCCTGTTTTGTTTCACTTAAATATGTTGAGTTTAATTGTTCTACTACCAAAGACAAAGTTCTATTTATTTGTTTTTGGTTTGAAAAATCGTATTCTTCTTTTGGCTCTGGTATTCTTACATTAATCTTTGGCATTAACGTCTCCCGTCTGGTTGTAAATCTAGTCTTAAAGTTCCAAATCTCCAAGACTCATTAACTGCATCGTTCTCTATTTTAACACTTACAAATCTACCTCTTGCTCTTGTATCTTTTTTATCTGTGGTTGAATCTATAGTAAAAGGACTCAACGCAGTTTGTACTTCTGTTTGTTGTGGATATCTTTTTACATTTAAACTTACTTTAGCATTACCAACTAATGTTTTAAAATCTGGTACAAATCTTCTCATAGCTAAAAATATTTCACCTGCAACTTTAGGACCAGTAGCTCTACCTCTTGCGTCTTTTGATCTAGACTCTAAATCTATATCGTAAGATTGTATAAAAGAAGGCACGGTTGTAGTTGTGCCATCAGGATTTACTTGATCGTTTCCTACTTCGTGTTCAAATAAAATACTTTGACCTAAACCAGACTCACCTATAATTTCTGGAAATGACCCTGATGCAGAACTGTTAAATTTAGTTGCAAAAGGATTTTTGTATATTGTTGCATCCATCCAACTTGTTCTTGCTTCTGTTCCTGTATACCAAACACCACCAGGCACACCAGCAGATTCAGCGTAATTAAACACCACATACTTATCGTTAAATGTAGACCCTTGTGATGGATAGGACCAAGTTATTTCTGTAAATAAATTGTTTAATCCTGCAGATACTTGTTGTCCTTTTGTAGTATCAAAGTTATCGTAAACAAAATCCTCGACTGTGCATGGTATAGATTTAACCGTACCATCAAATAAAAAGAAACCTTTTGGACTTAACCAGAACGCAGCTCCATCTATTTCTACAACAGCATTCTTACCTATCAATCCACAGTTTGTACCAACTTGTTCAAAACCAAACGTAAAAGGTGCACCAATAAATTTCATTGTATACAAAGCGTTATCTGTCCAAACTAGAATAACTTCTTTTGCTTTTATGGCACCCATAATTTTTGTGCCGTCTTGTAGTCTTTGTGTACCAGCTGTGTTTGTTGCAGATGGTGCATAAGTATTAATATCTTCTTGGTCAGAGAATCTTATAAACATATCATCTTGTGTTGTTGATGTGCCGATAGTCGTTTCTGTTCCAAGGTGTATTAAGTGTCTTGTTGTTGGAGATACTAGTGTAACTCTTGATGCTGTAGGATTATTTCCTGTTGCAAAACCAGATGTTGTAGTTGATGCTCTTGTTGTAAACTTAGCTGTAATAGATGCATCCCATGTAAATGTTTTACCGTTTGCAATCGTTGCAATAAGAACTTGTCCAAAGTTATCTAGTGACCAAAGTCCTGGTTCTAGTGTTACAGTTGCAGCGTTTACAGCATTACCATATCCAGCAAACGTTGTAGCATTTGTAACCGTTGCACCACTGCTGTGAGCTTGTCCGTTTGATGTGCCGAATGTTGCTGTGCCTAACGCTCCTCTAGTAATACCTGTTAAGTCATTTGAACTTACACCTGTGTATGTGATTAACTCATTTGCAACAGCGATTGTTCCACCACCTGTTGGAAAACCAGTTGTCGATGTAAGTGTAACAGTAGACCCTCCGCCCGTTCCTGTAGTGTTTGCGCCCAACGATCCGTTTAAAGTTGTTGAAAT